TTTGATAGTGATTGCCTGAATACCCTGCAAGTTCGGCTGACTTTTTGAAATCCCCACCAGTGTCTACTAAGTGATTCAAGAATGCTTCTTGTTTCTCAGTTAGATTTCTCTTCTTCTCTGGTAGGTAACTCATGCTTCTATTATAGTATCTCTTTTAAAGTTTGTCAAGTCCTTTTAAAGTTTTTATATTTATTTTAAATAAGACTTGACAAAATTGAAAAGTATATGTATAATAAAGTTGTAAACGTCCCCCGGTTACATCACAAGATAACACCCCCTCTTTATTTATTCTTTCGTCATTTCCTGACGGAAATAAATATGTATATATCTTGTATAATTATACAAACTTTCCAAGTTGTTCTAAACCCCATATAAATACCTTATAAAACTTTGTAAAGTTAGGGGCTGGTTAATACCTAAAATAGGTAGAAATGTATATGATTTATATATATAGGGTAGGGTAGGGGTATGGTCATCTGCCCCCCCCCCCAAAAGTTATCCACAGGTTGTACACACTTTATCCACTTTACAAACTGCCTGTGGATAAGTGTTCCAGCGAAGTGATACAACTTTATAAAGTGCTATATAGCAACATTTGTTCACTTTATAAGGCTATATCATTTGCCAAGTTATAAAGAACTTTTGTCTAGTTTATGAAACTTATAAAGACCTTAAAATATATACATTTTTTATATATACTTTGTAAATGTATACACTGCTTACATGGGGGTTGTAAGACTTCACAATCTCTAAAAGCTTAGACCAATAGCCCAACATCAAAAACTTCACAAAATGCAATACAGGGCATCTCAGAGCATCGACTTTGTCACACAATTGTCACAAACTTGTCACATTTTGTCACATAAATGTCATCAAGCTGTCACATTGGGGGTTCAAAGTACAACTATCGAAATTGATTGCAATTAAGCAGTCATGAATAGAGGGGCACAGTTATGCAAAAAATAATGTTAGACTCTTATGGACAACCTATTAATGTATGGGTTGAAGATGAGCCAAAAAAACAAAGTAAAAACGCTAAAAGAAAAGCTAAAAGATACGCTATTAAGTTTAAGAAGATAACAGCAAGAGCAAAAGCGGGAAAAGATGACAGCGGTATTAAATATGAGTGGTCACAGTTGTGGCATACAAATAGACAATGCCAAAGTCCTGAAACAATATTGATAAATAAAGGGTATTAATTTCAATTTAGGTATTGACATCCATATTTAGACATGATTTAATAGAACAATAAAGAAAACAAATAGCCGAATAGATAAAATCGAAAAGCTAAAAAGGAAAAAGATAACGCCACTATTTGAAAAGGTTATCACATTAAAAAGGAAGTATCACATGCAAATAAACTTACACAAAGTAAAAGAAATTATTTTAGGAAAAGAAGAAATAGGCGAAAGCTACAAATGTAGAACAGTTGAAATTATTAATGTTGACCATGATGATGTTGAACGCACTACAACTTTAATATTATTCAATTCTGATGAAGGAATGAAAATCACACTTAAATAAAAGGAGCAGAGCATGGATAGACAAGAAATATTAAAAGAAGTAAAAGAATGTTTAGATTATTTATCTGAACAGCAGAACAACATGCACAATTATGGAGTTGTTACTTATCTTCAAGAACAAATAGAGGATTTAGAAGACATAATAAAATATGGAGAAAATATAAAATGAAAGTAAATTGTAATAAATGCAATAAAAAATTCAAACTAGGTAAACCCAAAGCCTATCGTTATTTTTGGGATAATAAATGGGAATTTTATGAGTGTGGTGGTTCACAATTTAGGGACGCAGATTATACGATTCCACCGAAATATTTTTGTAGCGACTGCCACACCAATAGAGATGAAGGTATCCCATATGCAAAGGAGTAAATAAATATGACATTAGAATTAAATGGAGAGTACTGGGAAGAGGGAGAAGGTGGAGTTCTTATAAAAGATGGACACCACTTTAGACTATGGACAGCCTTAAAAGGTTTAGAGTTTGAGACAAGATTTAAAGGTATGAAGTTCACTAGAATTTCTAGCCTTAAAGTATTACACCAGTACTTTTTTGGATTGAAAAGAACTAAGAAGGGAGCATATGAACAACTGCAAGAAGCAGGTGTGTATAAAATTTTTATAGAAAAACAAAAGGATAAAGCATGAGATTAACAAGCACAGAAGATTATAACGACAAGGCAAGGAAACAACAGGAAGACAATTTTATAAATGTCTTATGTGATACATCATTAGGTGCTACTGTGTGGCATAATGATTCAGACATAGAAGAACAAATGCACAACTGTATTATAGATTCTAGGCCAGTAGATGCAGATAAATTTCAAGTGATATTAACTGTAAACTATTGCAGAGATTAAAAAGATTAGGTTAAAGTCTTATCACCTACAAAAAGCATGAGACATAACAACGAGGGCAATTATGTTTAGCATAAAAACTTTTGAAGATAAGTACAACTCAAATAAAAAGTTCCATCATATCAGTATGTTAGGACTAAAATTTAGAGTTGCAAACAATAAGAGAGCAAGAAGAAAATCAAATAAGATTTTTTATTATACAAGTAGAGGATTAGTTTTTAATCTGATACCGAGTAGATATCTTTGCTTAATTACGAGGAGTTGATATGGCTTATAACTTATTAAGCGTGGGAAAAAATCCCAAGATTGATAAGAGTAATAAAGTATCAAGTAAATACTGGTCTGTGATAATGCATCTTAGACCAGTAAATACTAAGATATGTCCTTATCAAGACATAGCCAAGTGCAAGAGTGCTTGTCTAAATACAGCAGGATTAGGAGGAGTTTATCCGAGTATCCAAAAAGCTAGGCAGAGAAAAACTGATTTGTTTCTAAATGATAGAGGCGAGTTTATGAAACAACTGGTGCATGACATTGAGAAATTCATAAGAGCATGTGATAGAAAAGATAAACTACCAGCGATAAGGCTCAATGGTACTAGCGATATACAATGGGAGAAGATAGACATAGAAGGACAGAACATATTTGAGATGTTTCCGAGTGTACAATTCTATGACTATACAAAGATACCCACGAGGAAGGTTGACAAGATACCCAACTATCATTTAACATGGAGTTACAGCGAAGCAAACGAGAAGTATGCCGAGATGTTTAACCAAGTACCGAACAACAAAGCAGTAGTCTTTAGGACTAAGGACTTGCCGAGCATGTTCAAGGGACTAGAGGTGATAGATGGAGACACCCACGACATGAGGTTTCTTGACAAACCTAACAGCGTGGTAGGACTAAAGGCAAAGGGACAAGCCAAGAAGGATTATTCAGGGTTTGTTATTGATGTAGTACAAATATAATAAGGAGGAACTATGACAAATAAAATAAATGACGAGACTTTAGAGAGACTATATGAAGATGTAGTTGCAGATGATAAGGCAGGTCTGATAGATGATGTTATAAATAATGTAGCATACTTGAATGGACTAGATGCTGATGATGATAGAGATGAGATACTGCAGTTTATAGCAGAAGAAGAATTTTATACACAGTTTACTTAGGAGGTAACATGACAAGAAGAACAGAAGGAACTTACTTAATAGAAGTAGAAAGACATTACATAGCAACTATAGAGGTTGATGCAGAGAGTGAAGCACAAGCTATAAGGTATGCAGGTAGTGATGAGAACCAACACATAGCTAATAGAAATGAAGATTACTTTTACAACTTTCAAGACTTGCTACATTCTTCAGAGGTTGTAAGATTTGAAGGCATAGAGGAGGACTAGACATGGGATATGAAGACTTAGCAAATATAAATAGAGTGATAGAGTTTATACATGAGTATAAGAACTGTGGATTAAAAGAGTCTGGAAAGCTAGATAACTTTAATCTTGCAGAGACTTTAGCTTTATTAGAAGTTGTAAGAGAAGAATTAATAGATAATATATAGGAGTAAACATGGACGAATTTAGAAAAATAGTAGATGATTTAATTGACAATCATTACAGGAGACAACACTTGATAGGTACTGAAGAAGAAGAGAGTGAGTACTTACAAGACTTAAAGGAGGTAGATGATGAGTGATATATATAACATCACAATTAAATGTGACACAGTGGAAGAGAGAGATATAGTTCTTGAAAAGGTTGATGAGCTAATACCACATGGCATAGTTAGATATAAAAAAACAGTAGATGGAATACCTAATGTTTTCTTTTCAGAGAATGATATGAAATATTATGGAGAACAAATGAGGGAGGTAACATGAGTCATAGTTTAATGATGAAGATATCTATCATGGGTATGGTAGTAAGTGCATGGATATTATACTTACTTAATGGAGGTGGAATATGAGTGATTGGCTAGATGGAACTAAACCTAAGTACATTGAATGTGTTTATGAAACAGCAATAGAGTTTGACTTGGAGGAACTAGATATTGATTATGATACGATTAAGGACTACCATATAAAGTATGGCACACTTTATGTTGAGTTTAAAGATGGTACAAGTGAAAGCTATGAAGGTAATCAAATAGAAACAGATTATAAATGGGCAGGAGAGGAAAATGTACTTGATGAGAGTTGGAATAAAGTGGAGGGATTGAACTGATGATAGTATATGAAGGCATAACTAAAGAGATAGAAGATATTAAAGATGCAGTAGCTAGACAAGAGAAGGTACTGCATGAGATACTAAAAGTATTAACACAAAAGGAGGTTGATGATGAATAAAGAATTTGAAAAAGAATTAGTAGAATTACTAAACAAATATTACAGTACTAATTGGGATTATGTTTGGGAGTTTATAGGAGATACTATAGAAACTAAGTTATGGTTAGGAGAGGAGGTAGATGATGAAAGTATATGAGATAACAGTAAGCACAACTGTTCAGATAGATTCAGAAGATGACTATTGCACAAGCGTAGAACATGCTGAAGATATTATGTGGGATAGGTGGGGTGTGTATAAAGATGATTTAAAAATAACTAACGTGGAAATATGGGAGGTTGATGATGAGTAAAACTTTATATAGAAAACTAATTGATATATGTGCTAGAGATTTTGTGGTCAATAAATTATCAGAGAAAAAGTTTAATCTTTTTGTTGATAAATTATATGATGACATAAAAGAATGGAGCAATCCAATGGACATATCAGAAACAGATATAATTCATAGGATAGGAGAGCATGTAAGCTACGCATTGAGCAGTTCTTTAGATGACCCTTATGCTGGTACTAACAAAGACTAACCTAACCTTAGAGGAGCTTAGAATATGGAGATAATTTTACTGATATTTCTGTGTGGTTTTTTAACTTTTTGTCATTGGCTTGGTAGCTAACACAAATGTCACACAACTGTCACACAATTTGCAATTCAAATAAAAATATGTTACAATCTTTTAAAATTAAAACATTAATTAATATATTTATTATTAATATATATTATATATATATAAATATTATACATATAATTCACAGAATTGTAACACAAATGTCACACAACTGTAACAAAACTATGATACAATCTTATAAAATTTAAAAGGAGATATAGAATATGAAAACAATTATGTTTAAAACAATTATGATTATATTAATTTGCATAACTATGTATGCTACTATAATTATATTAGATAAGAACACTAATATTAATACAGAAGATATAGATACTATCAATAGAAAGATAACGTATCTTGAAGAAACTATATCTGAAGTTGATGAAGAACTTAACAACTTGAAAATTATTTACAAGGGTTTGAGAGATGCTGTAAACAATACAGAGATAGAGGTTAATGACAAGGTAAGACAAGCTGTTGATGATAAGTTCAATGAGCAGTCTGCTACTGGTGGGTTAGGAGTATTGACTGGAGACTATGCAAACTTGGAGGAAGAAGAATGATAGATGGATTTTTAAATCCTATGAGCAAAGAAGAATATAGAGCTTGGGAACATTATGTAATTGAATACAATTATAATAATCCTACCGACCAGATATCTTATGAAGTTACATGGAACGAAGATAACTATAAGGTTAAATTATTAAATTTAAAGCTTGACAAAGAGGGGTAGTTGTGTTATAATAGCTACTTAATTTCAGGTATGTCCAAAGGTGTAGCCCTCAACTAACCTTCCTGAACCTAAAGACATACGATTATATCGTGCTAGTTTCTGGTCTAGTGCCAACAAAACCAGACTAATTTTAAAAGTTTTACAAGGTGTTCGAGCTACTGTAAAATCCTTTCTTGAAAAGGTTGTAGATGAAATGGGATGAGAACTAAACCGATTACCTTCCCTTGTAATTAGTGCTGGGTATCACTTTAAAGTACCTACTTTTAACTGGAGGGTTATATGAAATTATATTTTAAATCAACAACACTAGACAAGAAGATAGCTTGGACATGGGTAGACATGGATAAAGCATACTGGCTTAGTTGGATTCCTAAGAAGTCTGATATCAAAATCGTTACAAGACTTAACAAAGAACAAAAGAAAGAAGCACATGATGAACTGTGGGAAGAGCTACAATCCTCTGCACAATTTACACGTGATAGAAATAATGCAAGAAGAAGACAGAAAAGACTTGACAAGAAAGACTAACTGTGCTATAATGCAACAACTTAATACGACCTAAAGGAGGTATAATATATGTATGAGTATGTAAAAGGAAAGGCAATGTGGGCTAACATCACAACGCCTAACACGAGGTTTGAACCTCACAAGTATGGCTTAACTGTACTGACTGACACCGAGACAGCATCTAAGTTGGAAGACTTAGGACTGAATCAAGTTAGGTCAAGGACAGGCGAAGCTAAGTATGATGAACCTGCTTTTACTTTTAGTAAGAGAGCATCTAAGAATGATGGTAGTGCCAATGTCGCACCTAAGTTGGTAGACATGGATGGTAATGCAATGGATGTAGCAGTAGGTAATGGCTCTGAAGTAACTGTTAAAATCAAACCATATAAAAATAATTATGGTAGGTTTGCAGAACTGATGGCTGTTAAGGTAGATAGCTTAGTGGAATACGCTGAACAAGAATCTGATAACGAGGAATTTTAATATGATTATTACTATTAAGAATGATGATGGCGAATCAGTCTATGATGTATCAAAGATTGAAGACGAGCAGAAGAGAGCAGGTGCTAATGTATCTATCAGTAAGATAGGAACATTGAATGTATTAGTAGAGGCATTGAACTATGCTTCACAAGGACATCAAAGCAACCTTGAATCTGTATTGAAAGATAGTCCAGAGGCTGTCGTTGAACAAGAAGAAGAACCTGTAGAAGATACAGAAGAATCTTAATTCATAGTGAGGGCTAACATGGATAAAACTTGGGACAAACTACACCAACCCTGTCCACTTTGCAACAGTAGCGATGCTGTAGGAATCAACGAAGATGATTCAGCAAAGTGTTTCAGTTGTGGAGAATTTATGCCGAGCTATACTAACGCATGTGGAGGAAAGGATATGCAAACAGCGACAACAACACAGACTAAACAGCCTGATATAGTAGATGAAGGTAATTTTTCTGCCTTGACTGATAGAAAGATTACTGTTAACACAGCCAAGAAGTATGGAGTTAAATGTGTACACGACCTGCAAGGTAATGTAGTTAAACATTTCTATCCATTCTATAATGGTCATGAGTTATCAGCTACTAAAGTTCGTAACGTAAAGAGCAAAGACTTCTTTGTATCTGGAACTTACAACGAGACAGGTTTGTTTGGTCAACAGTTATTTAAAGGTGGCAAGTATGTTACTATAACTGAAGGCGAGTGTGATGCAATGGCTGCCTATGAACTGTTAGGTTCTAAGTGGGCTGTTGTATCTATCAAGCGTGGTGCAAATGGTGCAGTGAGAGACATCAAAGAAAGCTTAGAGTTCTTTGAAGAGTTTGAAAATGTCATCATTGCATTTGATAATGATAAGGCAGGAAAGGAAGCATCTATTAAAGTTGCTAGACTTTTCAAGCCCGGGAAAGCTAAGATACTTTCTTTACCTAATGGTTTTAAAGACCCTAACGATATGCTTCGTTCTAATAGGCACAAAGAATTTGTTGAGGCTTGGTGGGCTAGTAAAGTTTACACACCTTCAGGTGTTATAAATGTTACTGAACAACGTGAGAAGTTTCACAATCGTGAAAAGAAACAAAGCGTTCCTTATCCTTATGAAGGACTGAACAAGAAATTGTATGGTCTTAGAGCAGGAGAACTGGTCACACTTACAGGTGGTACTGGTCTTGGTAAGTCAAGTGTTACAAGAGAACTTGAACATCATCTTATTAAGAACACAGAAGATAACGTAGGCATCATAGCATTAGAAGAAGATTGGAGAAGAACCATTGATGGTATCTTATCTATCGAAGCTAACGCTAGGTTGTACGTTGACCAAGAACGTGAGAAGTTTTCCAAAGAAGAATTAGATAAGATGTTTGATATGCTATACGATGGTGATAACCGAAATAGAGTATGGGTACATTCCCACTTCGGAACTAACGACATTGATGACATCTTTACTAAGCTTCGTTTCATGATTATAGGATGTGATTGCAAGTGGGTGGTCGTTGACCATTTACATATGTTAGTCAGTGCTGTACATGAAGGAGATGAAAGACGAGCCATTGATACTATCATGACTAGACTAAGAAGTTTGGTAGAAGAGACAGGTGCAGGAATCATTTTGGTTTCACACTTACGTAGAGTTGATGGTAACAAGGGTCATGAGAATGGTATTGAAGTATCACTATCTCATCTAAGAGGTTCAAATAGTATTGGACAGCTTAGTGATTGTGTGATAGCATTAGAAAGAAACCAACAAGCAGATGACCCTGATGAAGCTAGGACTACAAGACTAAGAGTTCTTAAGTCTAGGTATACTGGTGATGTAGGTCTTGCAGCTAGAGTAATCTATGATGCTGAGACTGGTAGACTATCAGAACTTTCTGATAATGATATAGAATTTGACAACAGTTTAGATGAGGCATTTTAGTTATGGATTTAGTATTTGACATAGAGACAGATGACCTGAAGGCAACGCTGATACATTGTATTGTAGCACAAGATGCAAACACAGGAGAGATATATAAGTATCCACCTGATAAACTATCTGAAGGTTACGAACTTTTATTGAAAGCCGACAGGTTAATTGGACATAACATTATAGGATTTGATATACCATTAGTAGAAAAGTTTGGTAACATTGACCTTAGTGATAAAGAAGTTATAGATACTCTTGTACTCTCTAGGCTATTCAATCCTACAAGAGATGGTGGGCATAGCTTAGAGAAGTGGGGATACAAACTTGGTCTAGCAAAGATAGACTTTGAAGACTACCTAAACTATTCTCCTAAGATGTTAGAGTATTGTGTGCGAGATGTACAAGTAAATACATTAGTATATAAATCACTTCGCAATGAGTCGAAAGGGTTTAGCAAATCTTGTATAGACCTTGAGCAATCTGTAGCTAAGATTATTAAACAGCAAGAAGTAAATGGTTTCATGTTTGATATGGAGTCTGCATTAATTTTATTAGCAGAGCTAAGAGAAAAGTCTCAACGTATAGAAGATGAAGTACACAATACATTCAAACCTAAATGGGTAGATGATAAGTTAGTCAAGCCTTACATTAAGAAGGATGGTAACTTATCTAAACGTGGTGTAACTGATGATGAGTATCAGAGATGTTTGGATACAAATAACTTTGAACCTTTTATGAGACAAACACTACAAGACTTTAATCTTGGTAGTCGTAAACAGATAGGAGAATATCT